GTACCGGTGCTCGACGCAGAAGGTCAACCCTTTATGGGTAGGATTGGCAGAGGTTCAACTGTCAGGCTGTTGTGGGCTGAAGGTCAGCCACACCCAGTTCACGGAACATCTACCTACCTCAACAAGATTAAGGTTTTGGAAGTGGCGGAAGCTGAAGCTGGCGAGGACTTTTAATGCAGGCGGAGTCCACATTTGTCCAACATGAGCCATGCCCAGCGTGTGGTTCATCCGACAACTTGGCTAGGTACTCCGATGGACACGCCGTCTGTTTCTCAGGCGGCTGTTCACACTACGAGAGAGGCGATGGCACAGTTACAAAGATTCACACACGACCAGCGAGGTCATTAGAAATGACAGGCGTAGTAGCAGCGATACCCGATAGACGTATCAATCAGGACACAGCACAACGCTATGGTGTCACAGTGGAATACGGTACTGATGGGACAATATCCAAGCACCACTACCCGTATCATGACAAAGACACGGGCAAAGCTACAGGCACCAAGGTGCGGATTGTAGAGAACAAATCATTTTACGCTACAGGAGGTTTCGATAATGCAGGGTTGTTCGGCCAGCAGGCATTCAAGAGTGGCGGTAAGTACATCACGGTCACAGAAGGCGAGGCGGACGCAATGGCTGTCAACGAAATGTTCGACGGCAAATGGCCAGCAGTCAGCATCCGATCCGGTGCAGCTGGAGCAGCCAAAGACATCAAAGCCAACCTCGAATGGCTAGAGACCTTTGATAATGTCGTCATCTGTTTCGACAATGATAAAGCAGGGCAGGAGGCAGCACGTTCAGTACTAGACCTCTTCACCCCCAACAAGGCCAAAAACGTCACGTTGCCCATGAAGGATGCGGGCGACATGTTGAAGGCTCGCAAGGTAGCGGATTTTGTAAAGGAGTGGTGGAATGCTAAAGCTTATCGTCCTGATGGTATTATTGCGGGTAGCGATACTTGGGATTCGATTATTGAGCAGCAAAGTGTACGATCTATTCCGTATCCGTGGGAATGCCTCAACGAATACACCCACGGCTTCAGAGAGAAAGAACTCGTCACTATCACCAGCGGCTCAGGCATGGGTAAGTCGCAAATAGTCAGAGAGTTGGAGCATTACCTGTTAGGCGCTACGGAAGATAACATTGGTATTTTAGCACTGGAAGAGGATATTCCCAAGACGGCGCTAGGTATCATGTCCATCGAGGCCAACAAACAGCTACACCTTGACAAGACAGTCACGGAAGCAGAGAAGCGCGGCTATTGGGAACGTACACTAGGCTCAGGTCGTATCTTTATGTTTGATCATTGGGGCAGCACCAGTGAAGACAACCTGCTAGGACGCATCAGATACATGGCTAAAGGCTTAGACTGCAAGTGGATCATCCTAGATCACCTCAGTATTGTAGTATCGGATCAGGATAACGGCGACGAGCGTAAAGCCATCGACAGCATCATGACCAACCTACGCAAGATAGTGCAGGAGACGGGCATTGGCTTGTTCTTAGTGTCACACCTACGTCGACCATCAGGTCAGAAGGCGCACGAGGATGGCGGTAAGATTAGCTTAGGCGAGCTTAGAGGGTCAGCCAGTATTGCACAGCTAAGTGACATGGTGATTGGCTTAGAACGTGACCAGCAGCACCCAGACGCTGATATACGTAACACTACGTGCGTTAGGGTTCTGAAGAATCGGTTTGTTGGTTTGACTGGTGCAGCTTGTTACCTCTACTACGACAAAGACTCTGGTCGTATGATTGAGACAGCCTGTCCAGTAGCCGAAGATAAGGTGGATTTTTAAGCTTATGAAGAAGATAGTCTTTGACATTGAAACCAACGGGCTAGAGCCTACTCTTATATGGTGTGTTGCAGTACGTGAAGTAAGCACAGCTAAAGAGTTAGTGTTTACCAGTGAGGTTGCTTTTAAAGATTACTTTTATTCTGAGCAGATGGAAATCATAGGCCACAACATAATCGGCTATGATATACCAGCACTCAAAAAGCTTTGGAACGTAGACTTCACTGATAAGAAGGTGACCGACACACTTGTTATGTCACGCTTGGCAGAGCCATCACGCCAAGGTGGCCACTCACTAGATAGCTGGGGTGAACAGTTAGGATGCCCTAAAGGAGATTATAATGATTGGCTTAATTTCTCTCAGGATATGGTGGAGTACTGTCAGCAAGATGTTAGAGTTAATGAACTGGTGTATAAGAAACTCCTCGTATCGCTTGCTGGTTTTAGAGACGAGAGCCTTGACCTTGAACATCAGGTACAGGACATTATTGCTCAACAAATCAAGAACGGTTGGCTCTTAGACCAGAGAAAAGCATTCACTCTACTAGCTAAATTAAAAGAGAAAAAGCTTGACTTAGAGGATAAGGTGCATGAGAAGTTCAAGCCTTTACCTACTTTTATAAAACAAGTATCACCGAAGGTCAAGAAGGACGGTACCTACTCCATCGTTGGCCTGAAGTTCTTAGGTGAGCAGTGGGAGACAGCAGTAGCAGACTTTAGTAGGATTGATTACCCTGAGTTTAACTTAGGTTCGCGCCAACAAATAGGCCGATACCTACAGTACTTTGGGTGGAAGCCTGACACGTTTACTGAGAAGGGTCAGCCCATAGTAGATGAGTCAGTACTTAATAAAGTCAAGGGTATACCAGAGGCTGCACTGATTGGTGAGTACCTTCTAGTTCAGAAGCGTATAGCACAGATACAGAGCTGGATAACAGCAGTTAAGGATGACGGTAGAGTACATGGTTACGTAAATGCTAACGGCGCTGTAACGGGCCGTATGACACACTCAAGCCCTAACATGGGACAGGTGCCAGCAGTCTACTCGCCTTACGGCAAAGAATGTAGAGATGTCTGGACTGTACCAGAGGGTTACAAGTTGGTAGGTATGGATGCCAGCGGCTTAGAGTTGCGTATGTTAGCTCACTATATGAATGACGAAGGATATACAAATGAAATACTCAATGGAGACATTCACACGACAAACCAGTTGGCTGCGGGCATTACAACTCGTGATCAGGCGAAGACTTTCATCTACGCTTTCCTCTATGGGGCAG